TAACACTTCGGTAGAGAATAAGCTGACATTTCCTATTTCATGTACAGAGCGGGCCGTTCCACTATTAACTAGCTACTTGGCTTGGGATAAAACCCATGCTGAGGCTATTCAGAACTTGAATAGCGAGTTCCCTAAAAGGGACAAGTTAAGGATAGTGGAAGGATCTCGGGCTACAACTGTCCCCAAGTCTGATACGATTCGTCGTATGATCGCCATTGAACCTACTGGAAATATGTTTCTCCAGCAAGGTTTGATGACTATGATCGTTCGACGTTTAAAACTGTATGGACTTGATATAGCTTTCTTACCCTATGAGCACAGCAAACTCGCGTTTCGTGCATCGATCACTGGCAAACTTGCTACCATCGATTTTACGAGCGCATCTGATTGTGTTCAAAGAGACCTTTTACGTTGGTTAATTCCTCCTAATTGGTTTCGTACTTTACAGAATGTATCTTCGGAACGCATCAAAATCAACGATGCTTACGTCGATACACATATGTTTAGTACTATGGGTAACGCGGGTACTTTCCCGCTAGAAATGCTAGTCTTCTATAGCCTAGGTATGGCTTGTCATCTTCGACACTATAACGCCCCTTCGAGCTTTCCAGAAATGGAAGATCGAAAGCGTGTTAGCGTCTTTGGTGATGATTGCATACTTGACACTGATGTTGCGCCTCTCTTTATTGAGGTTGCAGAAAGTGTCGGGTTTATTGTTAATAAGGAGAAGTCCTTCTTTTCTAATAAACCTGGCTTTAGAGAATCTTGCGGTAGTGATTACTATCGTGGGGTGGACGTGAGGCCTATTTATTTTAAAGCGCCTCACACACATAGGAAGTCCGACTTCGAACCCTGGCTTTATACATGTATGAACAAGATTATAAAGAAGTACATTCTGTGCTTCGGTAATCTGTCTTACTTGTATGAAAAAAGAGTTTTGAGTTACTTCAGAAGTCTATGTGTGCAGCATGGTATAAAGGTAAAACTTGTACCACGCTACTTTCCCGATGACTCCGGCTTGAAGTTAGCTTTTGATATGTGCCGATTTCGTTCATTATATCCTGAAATTGAATTTTCTAAGATATCGATGAATAAACATGGCATGTATACTTTCCTTTTCTGCAATTTTCAATATGCAGTAAATGGACAAAAGCACGACTTCATCCAATACAGTATTTGGCTTAAAAAACCAACTATAACAACTCCTTGGGAGCCCAGCAGGGCTCCTTCTGATTTGTTTCCTGTACGTCGTCG